TGTTCACGCGAGAGAAGCGAAGAAAGATGTTAGAGGCATCAGCCAGTATTTCACCGAAACGCTCACCCCAGAAAAATTAACTAAGTTCCTGAACAACGAACCAATTCCCGGTAGCTTGGAATATAGGGCCGACATGGACTATACGCCCGGAGTTTATGAAGGAAAGGAATATAAACGCATAGAGGATAATTATGTTCCATATAATTATGCAGAAGCTCTTAACGGCGCGGCCTGCGAGCCGCCCAGGTGTGGCATTTTGTTGAATGGAAGTGATAACATGGCAGGTGAGCAAGTTCCGGCACAGCCGGATATAAAGAAGGTTGTCGAGGAAGCTATAGGGGCAATCCTTAAGCCAGTTCTCGATACCGTGGCAAAAGTGGATGAGCGCCTTGGTAAGGTCGAGGGAACCGCCAAGGTATTGAATGAGTCGGACACCAAGCGGCAGGAAGCCGAGGCTAAAGTCCTGGATGACAGGCGCAAAGGAGCCTTCAAGAAGCAACTTAACGCCGCCAATGCAGCTAAGATAGATGAGCATTGGACCCAGGCCAAGACAGTGGGAGAGAGCCTGTATCTCGATGAGCATCCCGAGATAAGGCAGATCACAAAGCAGATGAACTCTGCTCTGGTGGGCCAGATCAACACGCCCGCAGTCGGAACGCCGGACGGCGACGCCAGGCAGAAGATGGTAGATCGACTGCGCACGGCGGGACAGAAGGCTAAGGCCTAAAAGGAGTGGAAAACATGGGAGTTAATAGAGAAGTAAGGACGGCAAACAGTATCCCGATACCAGGAAACTTTGCCATCCCAAGTGGTCAGAAAGTGGCCTTCGGCGCCGCTCTGGTGGGCGTAACCTTCACCAAACTAGCCGAAACCGTTCAAGCCATGCCTACCGCAGCCGCCTATATGTTTGGCTGGGCAGGTAGAAGAGTAGACCTTTTTCCCAAAGGAGCCTATGATGGTTTCTGGGGCTACAAGGACCCGGTTCCGGTTTGGAGAGGCGAGGCAATCGGCCTGGTAACGCCAAACAATACATCCGATGCCAACATAGACTTTGGCGATTACCTGGAACCCGCTGATTTGGGATCTGGCGCAGGCGCAGGAGCGCATGGTATCCTTGAGGAAGCAGGATCTCAGGCAGGCAAGACCTATACTGATGCTTCGCTTGCTATGGCTCTTGAAAGTGTGACCATGAAAGGGGCTAAGCACCCAGCTTCGACCGTGGCGATAGGTGACGAGACGATCACGACCACATCAGGCGAAACCGCCACGATGGGTTTGACAAAGGGAGACCTCATCCTTCTGGAGGATGATAACGGCAATGTCCAGGTCAATGCCGTATATGACCTCACGGCGACCCTCATAACGTTGCTGTTTCCGTCAACCGTGGCTCTAGGAGATGTCAGCAATGACAAGTACAGTAAGATATACCAATGCCTCATGAGGCAGGTGATCTAAAATGCCCGCAGATACTCTAAATTTCCAAGGGATTCTCACACCCGAGACCAAGGCGGCCTACTACGAGTTTATCACGCTTTGGCTCGATGCCAACATAGATAACCAGATGGCCCGGAGGTTATTAGATACCACCCCAATGGACGCCGGAGTCGAGGAGTTCCCCGTTGGACGTATTGACCTCTCGACAAATACCGTAGTACCCGGACCTAAGAACACACCCGGATTGCATACCTCCATTGGAGCTGACGAGATCAGGGCACGGGTGTTCTCCTACGGTGACGGGTTCGACCTGAACGAGAATGACGTGAACAAGTACCCGGCTATGCAGTCTGATCTCATCCAGGGCATAACCGCTAAGATCTTCCGAGGGGAAGACTACACATTCTACAAGGGTGTGGCAAAGATCGGGATAGATGGCTTCGAGACCGCCGCGAGAGCCAACGCAAACGGCAAGATAACCGCCGCGGCGTCTAACGGTGTCGATACCGCCAATAACGGCGCATGGCTCACTGACCCAGGCCGAGACATCCGCCAGGATATCCTGAACGCTCGGGGAAAACTCAGATCGAAGTTCAGAAACGCCCAGGACAGGCTTTGGCTGGTGGGAAATTCCGAGACCCTTGATGCCCTGGATCAGCAGGACCCCAACAGCACCATAGGGGATAGCGTGGCTGATTCCGTGGCCCAACTTCTCGGTAGGCCGAAAGGTGCAGCTAAGAACAACTTCTGTATGGTCAACGACCAGATATCGACATCATATGTCTATCTGATGACCAGCAAGAACCCCGAGTTCGCCAAGATGGTCGAGACCAAAGCCATCTTCATCGATGACAGGTACGGCCTCAAGCCCATAGGTAACTACTCGGTCGAGATCTACGAATGGGTGGGAATGGCTATCCGTGACAATGAGGGTGTCGTTGAGATCGACACAACGTAGGTGGGCCACATGGTAATAGGCAACAGAAGAGGGATGCGGCAGATAACAGGGGAGGTGGTGGCGGGATCTTCCGTCACCTTTACCTTAGCTCACATCCCGGTGGCTGATAGCGTTGAGGTCTTTGGAGGCCCGGCGCGGCTATTGAACGGGGCTACCCAGGGAGGCTATTCGCTTTCCGGCCAGGTCATAACGCCTTCCGAAAGCTATTCAGCCGGTGGAATCACGGCAAACTACCTATATTGAGGTGTTGAAGATGGCAAAGAAAAGTACACCTAAACCGAAAGGCGGTAAGGGTGGTAATGGGGGGTGCAAGCCTAAGCTGGCTCTAGTATCTCTTATTATTATCATGATAATTGGAATGATGCCAGCGATGGCTACGACCAACCTCATGAATCCGAACCTGATAAACTGGGCTACATCTATTACAGGCTCGGCCACATTTACCGGCACCGTAACAGGCGGAGCTACCACCAACACAGGAACAATAAATCATTGGGCCATGATGGGCGCGAATCTGCCATTCACGATGGCGGTGGGAACGGGAGCTTTCGATCTATCCAATTCAACCGGTGATCTTCACGGAACCACCGGTATCGAATACCTGAATGCGGTTAAATCGGCCACCGTCAGGACGACCGGAGCGGGAACTTTTGCTTCAATTGTGAATAATGGTACCCAAACACAAACTGGGGTAGAGTCGTTCACTGTTGGACCGTTGTTCAATGCTGGATTCATCTTGCCTGCAAACCAAGGGATTAGTATAACCTCTGGCACAAGTATAATTGATCTTAGCGGCGGTTCTGGCATTTTCAAGACGACAACCGGAGCGGTCACATTAGGACCGGGGGCTGTTTCCCATACTGGAACCGTTGCGTATTCGGTCAATGCCGTGATCAATGCAGATACTACAATTACCGCCTCTTCGACAAAGACTACGTACGAAATAGACGCTTCCGGCGCTGATGTCACCTTGACGTTGCCTGATGCAGCAACCGTCTCAGGCCGCCTATATTATGTGGCCATCAAGACCGATCCAGGCGCATTCTTTGCCAGGATCAAGACTACGGCGGGCAAGTTGGGTGGAGCTTCGGGAATTGCAGCCGTAACGGGCCTAAAAAATACTGATGCTGCCGGAGGGATAACTCTAGTCAGCGATGGGACAGATTACCTGATAGTGGGCCAGTACTTCCCAGTCGGCGGGGCCGGATTCATTAGCGGGTGAGGTTGGATCATGTCTAGCCTCGTAACCCTTTTAGCTTCGCAAGCAAGGACGGCCTCGGATATAGGAGCCACCGCTACCATACAAGGGGCTTTCAAAGCCCTCATGTTCATGCTCAACGTGACCGCCGCAGCCGCTGATTCTGGCGATTTGCTTGATGTTTACGTGCAAGATTCGCAAGACGGAACGGTCTTTACCGATCTGGTAAGGTTTACTCAGGTATTGGGCAATGGGGGCGTCAAGAAGTTCTATGCCTTCGCCAATGCTCTTGTATCTCCTACCGTGGCTATGGGGCCTGTGCAAGATTGTGCTATGGCAGCAGGTGTAAGAGCTGGACCTTGTGGGCCCTACTTCAGGGGAAAATTCGTGATAACGCCAGACGGTGACCAAGTGGCAGATCAGAGCTACACCTTCGAGCTGACCATGAGAAAAATGCAATAGCGGAGGAAATAGATCATGTCCGATATTCGTATTGCCAGAGACGACCTTTGTCCTTATTTAGAAGATATGGGAATAACCGAAAAGATCCAACGATATGCGGCAAGGAATTACTCGGATGACGAGATACGAATCCTTATTGCCGATTGGTGCGACTTGCCTGGGATTACCTGGCCCCAAGTAAACCAGGTAGTAGCTGACCTATTAGGCGCTGGCAAACTTCCGGGGGTTGAATTGTCTGGATCTAACAACCCGATCGCCATCCAAAGACTTGATAAACCGAGTGGTATAGGCTGCAATGGTGTTAATATCTGGTGTACTCCTCCAGCCGGGCCCTATACGATGCGATGGATGATCAACGGAATCCTGAAATTGACCCAATCGAACTACTATACGACTGATCTAGCAAGCGTCGGAGCTGTTCCAGGCGACATAGCCCAAATGTGTCAGGTATCAACCGATGGAATCGTGGGCTGGTGGGCTAGAATAGCGGTGCCATAGAGGTAATATATGTCATTCTCGTTCGATGAAGAGCTAACATCCGACCTTGATAAGGTCCGTGACTTGTTGCAGGATATCGACGAAGATTATCAGCTCCTCTCGGATGAATCGATTTTACAAGAGTTATCAAACAATAAACCTATCATGTTGGCCGCCGCCGCTTGTTGTCGCAAGCTCGCTGCCAGGTTCGCCCTAAAGGTCAACTACACCCGGGGCAAGAATTCGAAGAGCAATTCAGACCTATATGCTCACTTCATTGATCTAGCCGCGAAATTAGAGGCTAAAGAAGCTGAACCCACCTTTGATACAACGACCGCAGAGATTGGAACTGTGCAGGATACCGAGACTTACCCAGCGGGGCTACAACATGGTCAGGAGACCGAGCTATCATGGCCTTGACCGCGCTAGGAGTGGCGAGATCTGGCGCGGTTGGCTATACAGCTATAACCCAAATCATGATGTTTCATGCTCAGCCCGATTGGTTCGATAAGGTCTCGATGGGGAACTTAGATCTTCAAAAAGATGTCGAGGAGACCTATGAAAGTATGTGTTGGGTTCATGATTGTCTTATGGATAACCACTTTGAGATTCTTTTGGAAACCCACATAGGAGATAACTGGCAGGCTTTCTTTAGCTCGGCAATAATGCCAATACCATTGGAGGGTCATTAAATGGCCTTAAGACAAGATGATTTCGAGACAGACTTTGCTCAGGAGATTAGAGACGGCGAGATCATGCAGGACGAAGTTCTGATTCAATCTTTTATCAATAATGATGGGGCGGATGACATCTTTTCTGAAGGCAAACTTTACTCCTGTGATATTCAATACGAAGTATTCAATATTAATACAGCCGAGGGCGAGAAAGCAGTAACTACCGCCCAGATTCAGCTAAATGGTGATGTCGTGGTATCGGCGAGGGATAAGATCACCTTCAACGGTCAATCGCCAAAGATCCTGCGAGTTGGGTCGGATGGGGATTATGGAGTAACGATCTACACATGAGCATATCTACAGAATTTTTAAAATCCTTGTTGGGATTACCGATCACGGTTACAATCGGAACCCACGACCAATGGAGGGGATATCTCTTTGCTTACGATGATCAGTATTTGGTGATCGAGGGTGAAACGGGGAACGAGGGCATGAGTTTAATTAGATTAAAAAAGATAACAGCAATCGACTTCTCTCCAAATAATCCGTGTAAAGCGGAGATAGTCCCATGAACAAATGCCAGGCCATCCTAAAAGCATATGAACCAGGAGATCGCATTTACCTGAAATCTATCGGCTCATCCGGCTTAGCTGGCACGATAAACAAGATTGAAGATTGCTGCCTTGAAATGATAGCCGAAGATGGTAGACTCTACAGATTCAATTCTCTTTATATCATCTACATCTGCGAGGCTCCATAATGGCCGAAGTCGAAATAGATGTTGCTGGCATCATGGCGATGGCCCGAGAAGCAGATAAACAAGCCCGGTTAGCCTATGCCGAAGAGGTACTTCAACCAGCAGCGGACGCCAAATGCCCAGTCCTGACCGGGACTATGGTAGGAACGGGCCATATAGAAGATGAGGGTGATGATGTCTGTCTCACTTATGGACCACTTGCTTATGTTTGCAAGCAATACTTTGATGACACCCTGAATCACCCACATGGCGGTGAATCGCATTGGTCCGAACGTGCGGCGGAGGAGACCGCTGATCAATTAGCCCAATGTGAGGCCGACGCTTTTGAGGAGGCGTTCGGCTAATGACGATCTTATCTTTGATCGATGATGTACTAGAAGAGCTGGAGGACGAAGGTTACGGCACATTGGGCACGGACCTCTACAAATTTCAGTACCATCCTAGCCAAAAGAATCAGATTGCCGTTCGGCTCATACCAGGGCAGGGGCCTATCATAGCTTCAGGTGGATCATCTACCGCCAGGCCAAAGCTTCAAATTTACGTGCTAAATCAAACCATGTCGGTCGCCGCATCAAAAGCGGATGCCATCAGAGACCACTTTTTAAATGCAATAGACCTAATAGGGCAGGGCGTGTGGGCCTCTCAGGATTGCCCGATATCTTTAGGGTTGGATGATAAGATGAACACTTACATGTTCATCGTAGAGTTCCAGATATTTGGCGGCGATACTTAGATAAAGTCCATTTGATATCATAGTCATAAAGAATTTTCGAGGCTAAAAAATGGCTGATAAAACTACCTGTAAATCTGGCGGTTCTGACAAGACCTTTAAAAGCCAGGCCGCCGCAGAGAGGGCTAATCACAAGCAATTGGCCCACACTATTGTAAAGCCAGATGGTTCAAGAAAGAAGTGAAATAAATGAGGTAATATTATGTTGGGAGAACCAAAGAAAGGAAGCGGAAAAGTCCGTAGATTGGGACTCATCATCACTGATGATCTGAAAAGAACCACAAAAGAAGATCTCGCAGATAAGAACATCAAAGGGCATAGGTTCGGAGCTACACCGGTAGCATTCACTCTGAAAGATTATGCCACCCCCATAAAGGACCAGGGAGATTGTGGTTCATGTGTGGCGTTTGGCTCGTGCGCTACCTTTGAGACTACAAAGAAGTTCGCTGACCAGAACAAAACAGAAGTTCTCGACCTCTCCGAGGCGGACCTGTTCGCCACGATAGGCACCTGCGCGAATGGAGCCACGCTTGAGAAAGCAAACGCAAGGCTTCAGTCTACCGGAGTGTGCACAGAAGATTGTTGGCCCTATGGTGGCGATGCCTTACCATGTGCAAACAATACTAGGATTAAGATTCTCTCGGCTACTCGTATCACTTCCGATGCAGCCGCAAAAGCAGCAATCGCGGCAGGGCAAGCAGTTCAGTTTGCTATGGATGTCGACGATGATTATTTTGATGTTGATTCCGAAGCTGTTTACTCCCCTGAGTACGGTGATTATGCGGGCGGCCACTGTCAGAGCGCCGTAGGATATGATGACGTCCGGGGTGCTTGGCTGGTTAAGAACTCTTGGGGTACTTCCTGGGGATTCGACGGTTATGCCTGGGTAGCCTATGGAGTCTGCGGCATCTTCCGGGATTATGCAGGTTATGTCTACACCGTTACGGCAATACCGCCCGTTCCGCCAGTAGCTCAGACAGGCGTTCACATCAATGCAGGTGGCCTAAATGCTGATGTCCTGGTTAATGGGGCTAAAGTGGGCGCCACAGACGGCGATATTGCCCTAGTAGCAGGCAGTTACAAGGCAACCATCCAGAAAGATGGTTATGTCTCGCAGGATATCGCTTTCGATGTCCTAGATAAGCAGGTCACGACTTTAGCCGTGACCTTGCAACCCGTCGCGAAGGCTGACATAAACCTTCAGGCAGCAGGCCAGATCTCCATCGCGCCTTTTGGCTACTCTAATGTGAAATACGACCTCATCCTGAATGACAAGAGTCTCGGGAAGATTTCGAAGATGCAGCTTTACCCCAAGACCAACATTGAAGGAAAATTTAATAATGGCGACGGCCTGACATTTGGCCTGAAGGACCAGAAGACCGGCGAGATAACAAATCTCGTTTTGGTCAAGATGTATGGCCATGACAAGAACCTCATACCTAATATGTGGCTGGTCCAGATGGGTGTAAAGATTGGCGGCATGATCCGCTACAGCATCAGTCTCATTGTAAGACTCCTGTCGGTCTCCGAAGCTCTGGTGGCTGCTAAGGCAGCGATGGAAGCAGCCAAGACAATCGAGGATCTGGAGGCCAATGCCTGCCTAGCCGATGAGCTTGAGGCGGCCTGTGATAAGCGACAGGATAACGCGATAAATGCCAGGCTGGATGCTAAGGTAGCCGAGGCTAAGAAATCCAAAGGGGCCTGAATATGGCCCTGTTTGGCTTTTTGGAGGGCTACAAGCATTATATCTCTGCGTTCGTCATGATGATTTTGGGGCTTGGGGGTGCAATAGATCCAAGTGCGGCGAACATCGTGGTTGCCTTTTTCGCTCAGTTTGGGCTATCTGTTAGCCCCGCCACGATCCTGATGGTCTGCGCTCTGATCGTCGTGGGATTAAAGCGATTACAAGCGGTCTGTGAATTGCCGCCTCCAACACCCGCAACATTTGAGACACCTAAAGGGCCTTAGTGCCCTTTACCAAATTTACAATCGTGATTATGATTATGATAATAATAAATGCCGAATACGGCAGGAGATTACGAAAATGGGAATTATGGAAGATGCAACCGCAGCCACATTAACTCAAGCTTGGGTTATGTTGCCTATGGATAAGAGAACCGAAGTCAAGAAAGGTTGCGCCGTAACAGAGGTGGCGTTGCACGACTTCAATGCTGCTATAGCCAACGACCAGATCACCGGTCCAGCTCTTGAGCAGGCCATCAAGGACATTCTGGCTGCAATGGGCACCGTGGGAAGCAGCGCACTTCAGGCGATGCTCTGGTCCGTGTTCAAGCATGCTTGAACACATATCTTTTTGAGGCCACATGGAAGACTATGATTCTAGCGGCGAAACGATGGAGAGGGGGCCAGAGTTTGCTTCGATGGGCAGGGCCGACGCTAGACAAGATGCACAGACCGCATTAATCGTGGCTCATCTTGAAGGTAAAATAGAGGAGGGTTTCAAAAGTATAGAAAAATCGTATAAAGAGATTTGTAATAGGTGTGAGAGGACGGAGAAAAGACTAGATAAAACCGATGATAGAATTCTCGCTTTGGAGCAGGTAAAACCTAAGATAGATAAGGTAGGCGAACTTGAACAGGCTATTAACGTAATCAATACCCGATGTGCTTTCGACCGAGGTGGCAAAGAAGGTAAGCAAAAAGACCGAGAGTGGGTTACGGCATTAATATTATCTCCGACACTCTGGGCTTTCCTAAGCTTCATAGGAATAGGGATATTCTTGATATGGGAACATCTGCGATCGGCTGGAGCCCTTCCATAGGCAAACCCTAAAATAATAATAGCTAATATTAGTAAGCAAGTAAGAAATACGCATAAGCGGAGTGGTATTTTATGACAACTGGCGCAAAGCTGGGTATGAGGGCGTCTGTCTTGATAGGCGCTGACACGATAGCGGAATGGACCAAGGCAAGCCTGAAATCGGGCAGAGATAAGGTAGAAGTGACAAATCACGACAGTGGTTTAGTCAAGGAGTTTCTGCGAGCTCATCTGGAATGGAGCATTGATTTAGAGGCCAACCTGAAGCTCTCAGATACGGCAGGCCAGAAGGCTCTTGTGGATGCATATCTGGCAGAAGATGATGATGATGCCATAATAGACAGCTTTACCATCACGGATGCTGAGGGCGGCAATGTGATCTCTGGTAGCATGTTTGCCACAAACCTGGGGCTGGATTTCCCTTTGAAAGACGGTCAGAAGTTCACCATGACCCTCCAGGGAACCGGTGCTTTGACTATTGGGGCTTAGGGGGATAAGATGGCTGTACTAGGAAAGTTAGGGGCAGCCTATGTCAGCAACCCAGACGCCCCACTTACAACTTTTAGCCAAATCGCCCTTTACCCAGACAAGAACCATAAGAAATATACCGCCCCCTGGGATTCGAGGTTCTGGGCAGAGGGTGAGACGTTCCTGATCGAGCGCCAGACCAACGGCGCAGGCGATTGGCACGATATCACGAGCCTATGTGTATTTGACTACCTCAGAGGTCGCGTCTCGTTAGCATCTGGCGGCAATCACGCGGACAAGGTGAGGGGCAGTGGCAAAAGAACGTCGGTGGTCAAGCTGGCAGAGCTGTTATCAGTCTCTTTGTCCATGACAAAGGATAAAGTCGAGTCCACGAACTTCGATTCCGGCCTGAATAAAGAGTTTCTGCCAGCTCATAAAAGCTGGACCGCTGCCGTTAAGAGGCTTTTTGATGCAAATAGGGCCGCGTGGCTCATCTACGCCAGCACAATAGATACGCCCATCATGTTCGTCCTGTTCACCAGAGACGGCATATTCAAGGATAACATCGCGGGTCTCGGCCACTTGGATGGATTCACCGCCGATTTTGATGTAAAAGCCCTAAAGGAAGAGGATCTAACGATATCAGGAACAGGGGGTTTCTATTATGAGACCAACGCGGAAACTACACTCAGGACTGAACTAGAAGCCGGAGCCTCGGATACAACGGTTGCCTGCGTGGATAATGCTAAATTCCCCGATGCCGGAACCCTATTCATCGAGGACGAGCAGATAGAGTATACAAGCAAGAGCGGGACTACGCCCGCTTGCACTTTCGCAGGCTGCACCAGAGGGGCACACGACACAACGAAAGCCCTCCATGCAGTCGGAGAGTCCATTATGGTTAGCACGGTCTGAGTCTGGCTGTGCTAACAGCAAATCTTTTATAGGTTAAACGCCTATAACCGGTAGAGGAATTTTATGGGAGAAACCAAATTTTTCATTAATGCGCCTAGCCCTATGGAAATCATAATAGACTTTGGCGTAATGGCCAAGGTCGAGGGTATAATCAATATGTCAGAAGGACGAACGGGAAAGGATAGGCTTACGTTCCTGCCCATCCTAAATGACCGTGATAACATGTCGATGGACAGGATGAGGGTAATCATCTGGCAGTCATTGATTGTGGCCAATCCCGATGTAGAATTTGAAGATATCTCAAAGATCTATAAAGATTACGTGAAATCCTTCGTGCCGTATGAGAAAGAGGAAAAAGCCACGGATAGGGCAGGTAAGCCTATCCTGGATAAAGAGGGCAACGAAATCACATTAGTTACCACGATCGGAGCCAGAACGAATTTATTTAACAAGATTGTTGAGGCCACAGACTTCTTTCTTGGTGTCCCTTCTCGAACCAGGGTCAAGGAAAAGGTTCCGGCCACGGCCTCGCCAATGGAGGACCTCAGCCTGGAGAAAGTGCCTTAGATTGGCAGCCTCTCTTAGACCAAGCGATCAAGATCCTCGGGCTGACTGAGGCCCAATTTTTCAGGCTTAAAAATTATGAGTTGCGAGGATTGTTTGAATATCATAATAATAAAATCCGAGAGAGGCAGTATTTTACATGGAGGGCAGCGCGGGATATTGGGGCCGCTTTCATGGGCAATCTGAAAGATTTCGAAGAAGAATATCCGGAAGAGCCAAAACCGACCGAACCAGATCACACGAAGTCTTGCGAAGATCTGAGCAGGAAGAAGGACTTACCAAAAACCTTATAGGCTAACAACCTATAATAGTCTTTTATGGGGTTGGCTTATCTGTCTGGCGTAATTCTTGTAACCCTCCTAATGAGCGTAGCGGTATCCGCGATTAGCGAAGCAGATAACCTAGCCAAGATCCCGCGGCCTTATTATTTGAGTCTCGCTTGCCCTGGCATGACACCCGAGGCCCTTATGAATGCCACGGGCTTAGAAATTCCTAGACCCTATGATTCGAAAGTATTTCGTTGCAGCAATATAGCGACCTATGTCCAATGGAGGCTCATGTCTCGGGGGTATGATGCTGAGATTTGCATGTCGAACCATTTCAAGCATTTTTCAGAAAATGGTTCCTCAGGCCATGCCTGGGTTAGGGTAAAACTCTCAGGAAAATATTATTATATTGATGGAAATGCAGGATATGACCCCCATACTCGCGTGAATCCTAATATTATAACTCTTTACCTGCATAGTCCCGACCAAAGCGCCCCAGATTTCAAGGTGTACGGATATTATAACCAGCCTGAAAGGGTGTTCATCGACATATACAAGTTAGCTGATAGTTTCAACCTCGATGGGTGGGATTGGTGGAATTCGACAAGCCAAGGCAATACTGGTTTAAATTACCAGGAAGAGGCTCAAAAAATCTCCGAAGGTTCGACAAATTTAGAGCCATCATTTAAGAGCGCAAAAAGTTTTTTTGGTGCAAAAGATTTGGCTTAGATGGCTACCAAGCCCTTGACTCTATGCAAATGACCTTTCGCTAGATCTATCATACCCTTATTGCCGAAACCCACGAATTTGCGGCCCACCGCAGGCCCCAAGTAGGTCTGTAATGTCTGGCCCATGAATGGGTCCAAGATGGTATCCCCGGGCTTGGATATCTTGCCTATGAGCTGTATGGCGTGGTCCTCTTCTCGTGTCAGGGCGTCTATAGCCTTGGTGATGCAGTCGGCGGTGAGTTTCAAGGCCTGACCATCCTTAACGTAGATCATAACGGGCATCCAAGCCGAGGTGACATTAAGGGCATCAATAGTTTTTGCCAGGGTGTCGGCTATGGTCCAGTAGTATCTTATTTCCACTGGGCATGATGCCTTTATGACCGCCCCAATTAGGGAAGGCGGTATCATCAGAGCGAGAACCCCCTCAGGTTCTAATATGCGTGATCCCTCGCGCAAGAGAATTTCTATCTTAGATTCTTCCGATATGCAGGTCAATATTGCCTTAAATGATTCATTATTGATCATTTTCAGCAATTCTATAGGGTCGCCCTCTTGGAAAGTTGCCAGCTCGTCGCCCTCTATGTCGCGACCTTTGGCGGCCATATCTTCTTTTTCGATTTGCTTGTAAGCATCTTTAACATCTTTGGCCTTTCCAACTTCCATACGTTTAAGAATCGCCATCTGCTGATGCTCAGTAGGGGCATGCTTGATTAGTAGCAGAGCATCTTTCTTCGGTAGGTCTACTTTTCTAACCTCCTCCTGGACCACAGGGCTGAGTTTCTGGGCTATCATGACTTCTCTATCGACGGTCTTGGGAGCTATGCTGAGCTTCTTTGCGGTATCGGTCCTAAAGCTAGGGAGTTTTCCAGCCTGCTTCTTCTCCTGGTAGTCTGGCGATTTTCGGTCGCCGCCTCTTGATACAGATTCGGGATGCAGAACTTCCCAAAGTTCCTTTCGCTTGAGCAACATACGGCCCCTTGAGAGGTATTCAGGCTCTGCTCGTTGGATATTCTCATCAATTTCAGCGAGCGTTTTATGCAAAGCGTCGTAATCCTTGACGGTGTACTCTATCTCAGTTTCGCCATTCAGTAACATGGCCTCTATGCGATGTTCACCTGAGACTAATACGTTATCAGGCGTAAGCACAATGGGGTGAATCAGTCCAACCTCTTTGATGCTGTCGGCTAGATCCTTGACCTTTGACCGGTCGATGGGCCGCAGGCGTTCTCCCCTCTTGATATCCTCTATCTTTATTCTCATTTTCGTGTCTCCGCAATACCCTTATCTAAAATCCTTCGATTGACATAAATAGTTACTCATTTACAGTATCTATGATACTTTAGGCCTATAATAAGCATACAGCAACGATACTTCGAAGAAATTTATAGAAGTTTATATACTAACCATAGATAAGTTTAAGTATTCTGGAATTGTCATTTAGATAAAGGACGAAAGTTCCGGCACACTTTGTCTAGTGGACTTTATGATCATTTGATTGAGCCGGAACTATGAGACTTAAAATTGGGTGATATTATGAAAACAAAAAGACCGAAAGCTAGGCCAAAGCGCGGTGATATGGATATTAGACTTTCTATGCTCCAAGTCGTGACGGGAAAGGAACCAGAAGCATTACCAAAACAGGGTATATTCGATGCAACCGGTGTAAACTGGACGATAGGGAATAAACATTTCAATAAATTGTTAAGCTGCGGGGCCTTCGAGTATTTAGAGAGTGGCTTAGTTGCTATTACACCTCGTGGAATTGAGCTTATGAAATACCTGAACAACAGCAAAACGATTCTCGGAGCTAAGGATTTTGGGGTGCTATGATACTCATTCAGCGGGCAAAGATCAGTGGAGATGGCTCTGATGATTGCTGTCAAAATCTCGGATGTTAGAGAATATGGCTGCCCCGGTTGTGGTTATAAATCCTATGAGGTGAGGCGTGAGCGCGGATATACTCAATTTGCGATTTGTGAGAAGTGCGAAGAGCGTTTTCTAATCCTAATAGGAGGCACGACACAATCGGAAATTATGATCAAAGACAACTATCCAGCTCTTAGCATACACCCGAGAAATCCACGCGGAATAAGGGCATGAGTTTAGGCAGGTTTAAATTCATGGAACCCATCCGAGGGATTGCTAGAAATCAAAATAGAAGAATTGCTCGGGTCTAGACCCCCCGAGCCTACCGGAGAACGGTATGATACAAGAGAAGGTATTACTGGAAAGCTTAAAAGGCTTTGGGTCGGCGCAGCAAGCCGATTGTGTACCGGATACTGAACAGGCTTTTCTTATTAATTCCAAAGAGCTTCGAGCGATTATTAAGGCGGCAAATCGACCATATATCGAGCGCATAGAACATCTGGAAATGTGGAGAGCTGATGTTTCTGAAGTTGTGGCTAATCTAACAAGATCTATCCGCAAAGATCCGACTTCAGAACTGAAGGATAAGGCTGACATCCTTCATCTCTTAATTGCCGCCAGCGGGGGCAAGATGCTTTCGATAGATGCAAGGAAGAAGATGAAGATGCCGAAGAGTAGCTTTTCAAAACTGGTTAAGCAATGCGATTTTTTAATTGCGCGACCATCGAGCTTAGATCCCCGAAAGAATCTTCTTGAGCTTAAATCTATGGTTCATGAACCGTGAACCATAATTAGACTCTCCAACTAGAGAGTTCAAAACTGCAAGAATTTAGCCGGATTTTGCTAAATTCTATATAGCACTTACTTCGAGGAAGAGGAAATATTAAGATAGATATAAGATAAATAGTTGTTTTAAGGTTATCTAAGAATTATGGTTCACGGTTCATGAACCATGAATCGCAAACTTATCAAATTTACTATCTTAGGAAAAACATAAATCCGATAACATCTATTTTCAGTTAGCGAGGTTTCTCTGTGGTTGACGCCGGTTCGGTTAGCATCGCGATAAAGGGCACGACTGATGACCTTGAAGATGCTCTAAATGATGCGGTAAGCCTGGCAGAGGACAAAGCCCAAGAAATCGAAGACGCTTTTCAAGGCACTAAACTAGCTTTACCGACAGATGAAATCATAGCAGATTTTGAAGTCCTCAAGGATTCTGCTGATGAAGTAGGCGACAGAATCCAAGCATCCGCTGACACAGGAGCCGAGAGTCTTAGGAGTTTAGGCCAGGCTGGAGAAGAAGCAGCTCAAGGCGTCTTAAGCGCGGGTGAAAACGCCGCGGCTCTCGATGAAGTCGCTAGTGGAGCAGACCGGGCAAGCAGCTCTATGTGGGACATGGTCGCGGCGGGAGCCGCCATAGGCGCGGGAGTAGCAGCCTTTGACGCGGTTGTCTCAGGTCTTGAAGACATCTATGCTGGCATCCAGAATGATATTCAAGGTTACGCAGACCTGAACGATGCGGCAACGAGGGCTGCGATGTCAGGGGGCACCACACAATCTAACATGGCCTCTGCGACTTCTGCCATTACCGACCAGTCACTGAAGTTAGGGCGACAATATGGTACTTCAGCGTCCGATGTTGATGGGATGTTAGGGCTTCTCAGGTCCTATAACATTGATACCTCGAAGATGTCGGATGCCCAGCTAAACCAGTATATGAACATGGCAGTCGGCACCATGAATAGCCCTGCTGATGTTGCTAAAACAATTCAGTCAACCACAGAGCTCTATAAGAAATCTGGCTTAACCGCTCAACAGGCAATGGATGTCTACTCCAAAGCCTACGAAATGATTCCCTCGTTAGACCCCACCCAACTAGGCGGTCGAGGCAAGTCTGCCTTAATGACCATGGAGGGGTCACAAGCA